AGCATTTCAACTGGCCGTCGCTGCACGGCTTGAACTCCACAGGAACAGGATGCGCAATGTCTGATCTCGAAAAGCTCCAGAACATCACCCACCACTACCGCCAGAGCCTCGCCGCCTACGAGGCGCGCACCGGTCACAAGCCGCAGTCGGTCGACACCGTCGGCAGCGGCGAAGAGAAGGAAAAGTTCGCGCGCATGGATGCGGACATGACCGCGGTCGAACTCCGCGCGCAAAACGCTGCACTTGAGGCGCGCCTGTCAAAGATCGAGAAAACGCCGAAGTTCTCCGCTCGCGTCCCTGGCGCGTGCGCCGATCGCATCGAATCTTCCGACGATTACACCAACCGCTACATGAGCGCACTCCTGAGCGGTGATCAGCGCGAGCTCCGCGCCGTGACCGCACTGGCGACCGACTCCGCAGGCGCAGGCATTCCGACCGACATGGAGCGCCGCATCGTCGAGCGCATGTACCAAATGTCGCCCATGCGCCAGCTTGGGGTGGTGAATCAAGTCGACTCGAAGCGGTCGATCACAGTTGAGAGTGGACTGCCGACCACGAGCAAGACCACGGAATCTATCGCAGACCCAGGCACTGGCACCGCGGCGACTCTCTCTTTCCCAACATTCGGCACTCAGATCACCGTCGCATACACCAAGTATGTCACGCCGGTCAAGATGTCGCAGGAGTTCCTCGAAGACGCCATCGGTAGCGGTGGCATCGGCTCCGGAATGGACTATGTGGCGCGGAAATGCGCGCAGTCGATGGCGCTGAAGCACGACGAGCAGTTCACGATGGGCGACGGCTCCGGCGATCCGCAAGGCATCGCGCTGAAGTCGCTGATCACTCAGAAGATCACTTCTGCGAGTGTTGCGGCGATCACTGCAGACAACATCATCGACACTTACCACTCGGTTCCGGTTGCGTACCGCACCTCGCCGAAATTCTCGTGGCTTCTGTCCGATGCCGTCCTGAAGACCGTCCGCAAGCTGAAGACCTCAAACGGCGACTTTATCTTCTCGCCGAACAACACCGGCGCGGGACAGATGACCGTCGGATTGCCTGCAACCATCTACGGCGTTCCGTACGCGCTGTCGCAGTGGTTGCCGAACGACACCAACGCGCTTGGATCGGGCACCTTGGGAGTTCTCGCCTCAAACGATGTTCTCGCCGCGATCGGCGATTTCTCGTACTTCGAGATCTTCGACCGCACTGGAATCACCAGTCTGATCGATCCGTACTCCGCGGCGCTCAACGGACAGACGACCCTCTACATGTACTCGCGCACTGATTCGCGCGTGATGCAGAAGGAAGCGTTCGCGACTCTTGTCACTGCCTAAGCCTTTTCGCAAGCCTTCGGGCTTGCATTTTGGGGGCGATCGGAGAAATCCAATCGCCTCCTTTCCATGACGATCCCGCTCTCACAGATCAAATCGACGCTGCGCATCGACTTCGATGATGATGACGCCGCATTGATTCGCCTCCGCTAGACCGCGCTTTCGCTGATCGAGCGCCGGACGCAGCTCCTACTCACTCCAGGCACTCGCACCCAGTATCTCGCGTCGTTTAAGGACGCGATGCTCACGGGATTCCCGTTCGTGAGCCTCACGAGTGTCGTCTACTACGATTCGCTGAACGCCGCGACGACGATGCCTGCGACCGACTACTGGCTCGACCTATCGGAGGGATCTTTCCCGATCCTGCGGTTCAGCGCGAACCCCACGATCTACAAGAACACACAGCCGGTCGTCACCTACACCGCAGGCTATTCCGTGATCCCGAACGAGGTCACGATGGCCGCTCTATGCCTGATCGGCTACTGGTATCAGAACCCGAACGCCGCCGACGCGGTCTCGATTTCGAGCGCTCCGCTCTCGCTTGAGTACATCCTGGACATCATTTCGACGAGGTCGATGCTCCGATGAGAACCGCTCAAGGACGATACTGGCGGCGCGCGCAGGCGTCACTCGCGAGCAATCGCCGCGATGCGCTCGGCCTTCGCGAGCCTGCGTTTGATCCTGGCGCATTCTTTCGCTGCGAAGTGATGCCGATGTCGGTCATCGAACAGCCATACGCCGACGGGGTGATCGTAAAGCGGACTTTTGAGGTCCGATGCCGGTGGCAAACGGTTGAAATGCTTGGCATCACGGAAGTCGATCGAATCATCGTCGACGGTCGAACGCTCCGCATCCAATCGATCATCAACCGCGAGAACGATTTCAAAGAGGCGCAGATTCTCGCCGAGGAAATCAACTAATGGCGTCGATCGAACAAGCTGTCCGCGCGATGCTCGCCGCAAACATTTCTTCAGGCGTCGCCGACGCTCAAATCACTCACGCTTACCGGCTCCAGGACTCTCCGCTCCCGGCGCTCACATTCGAGATCGAGACCACTGTGCGCGCGGCGCTGAATTCGCTGAATCAGAGCACGGTGAGATTTACGGCGATCGCGGTTCAGACGATTGACGCCGCTGACCTCGAAACCACCATCCGAAACGCTCTCGTTGCAGGCACCTACTCAGCGCTGAACTTTCGCGCCTGGGTGGTCGAATCCACCACGCTCTCGCCGCCTGTCTCGGGACTCTCCGACGAGCAAGAGCCCGCATCGTTCACCCTCTCCGCCTCCGTGTTCTGGGAATAATCATGGCCGTTTACAACACCTCCAATTTCGTGATCACGGTCGCAGGCGTCGCACTCCCAGGCATCGTCACGGCCAGCGTTACGCTGACGCTTGAAACCGTCGATGTGACCGAGATCGGCTCGCTCGACCGCAAGTTCGTGAGCGCCATCCGCACTGGCACCGCGAGCGGATCAATTTTCTACGATCAGGCGAACGCGCAAGTCGCCGCACTTGAAGCGGCGACTCAGACCGGCAACGCCGTCGCGATCGTGTTCACGCTGCACAGCGGCGCGACCTACACCGCCTCCGCGTATGTGACCTCGTTCGTTGTGAACGCCGCCGTCGCCGATGTCGTCAAGAGCGATTTCAGCCTTCAATTCACAGGGACTACCACCGTTGGCTGATATCCGCGACATCATGCGATTGAAGCCGGTCGAGATCGAGATCGACGGATTTCCGTTGAAGATCTCGCGTCCGACGATCATGGATCTCATCGAGGCGCTCCAGGTCAACGCGACGCGACCGGAAGAGGGCCGCGCGTGGCTTCTGCGGAGGCACCTTCTAGACGATTCCGGTGCAGAAGTGTTCGCATCGATCGACGACGCAAAGCAATGCCCTGCGCACATTGCGGCGCCTGCAATTCTTGCCATCGAGCGACTGTACAACGAGGGCCGGGACTAGTTCCGGAGGCGCGCACGGTGCTCGCGCGCTCTCTGAGGTCACGATCAGCACCGCCCTGGGAGCGCTCCGTATTGGAGCTCGTGATCGAATTGGACCTTCCCGATTGGGTGGGGATGCGGAAGAAACTCGATGAGCTCAAACGATCCGCTCACCCTCGTGATCTCTAAAGCCGACGCTGAGCGCCTGTCGGTCGAAATGGCGAAACTTGCCGTCGTGATCCAAGACAAGATTCTCAAGGTGTCGATCAAGCGGTTCAACGACGATGTGATTCGCAGCGCCTCGGCGCTCACACCGCTCTCGTCCGGCGCGTCACGGCGCGCGCTCGCGCAGAAGTCGCGGAACTACGGCGGGATTCTGTGGGGAGCCGTCGGCTACAAGACGCTCGGCAAGAAATCCACCGACGATGGCGATCGCTCGAAGCACCAACAATGGGATTCGGCGGGCGCCGGTTGGCGCTCCCATTTCACAGAGGCGGGGTATCACTCGTGGCCGAAAGGCCGTGAGAACCGCAATAAAGGCAAGAACCTAGGGCGCGCGTGGAAACGCGGCCAGAATCATCGCGGCGTCGGCCTCTATCACCGCGGCACATTCGCCACGATGCGCGCGCAGGCGTCGAACGCGCCGAAACTCATGGCATACATTTGGGCCGCGATCACTGAGGCGACAACACGATGAAACTCCCGACGCTGAATGTCGATCTCAAGCTGAATTCCAAGAACTTCAAGCGGGACATG